ACAAAGGTATGATGAGAAGAATAAATCAAGTAACTGGAATAGATATATTTACAAAATATTTAAACATGAATCCAAAAAAAATAGATAGCACTTTTTGCTGGAATGAATGGTTTAAACAAGATGAACATCCATGTGATAAAATAATAGATAAGGAATGTTTACAAGAAATTAAAAAAGCTTCTAAAACATTCCCTGCATTATTTAACTCTATGAAATTCTTTGTAGGAAACTTTTATCATACAATACCTATTGTATACAATGTAAATAATAAAAAACTAATTACCCAATGTGCCGTTAAAATACATTGGACTGAAAAACCTATTCGGATTGAAACTAAATCAGTGATTTTGAATAAAACTAATGAATAAATAATCAAGGGAAGTAGTACTGGCTATACTGCTTCCTTTATCTCTGCTTAATAAACGTAGGAGTTACATATGGTTTGCAAACACCATCCAAATACACCTCTTGAATGGCAAGAGGTAAAATCACAAACAACACACCCATTTACAGGTGAATCTATACTTACCTATCAGGACGTTGAATATTGTCCTGATTGCTTTGAAATAGCCACCGTTACAGGTACATGGAAACATGACCTTATGCTAACACAAAATGAACAAATCGAAAACGATATATCACAATATGTCGAATCCAAAGCATCATAAAAGGAGGAATTATGGCAATATTTACAAATCTATTAGAAAATAACAATTTAACAAAAATAGCAAATGATCCTGTATTAGAAGCACGTAATGAGTTACACGCACTTATGCAATTACGTGATGATGCTGAAGATTCTATTCCACATGATGATGTTACCAAAACAGGTTTAATGTTATTAAACGGTATGTTAGTTCATTTAGAACGCATGGACAAACTATTACATAGTGCAAAGGAAGAGCTTTATGGAAGAAAATGATTTCATACGAGATAAACTATGTGAAGAAGTATTTCCAGAACTCGATGCCATGTTAGATAGAGAATCAACCAACATTATGTCAGAACTAAATATATCTGTATCTATGATGAAGGTTATTGTCGAGGCATGGATCATGCAAAAGGAGAAACAATTATGAACGGAATAGGATATGCAAGAGCATTTAAATGGGGAAAACTAACTGGAGTTTTGCTCTCTGCTGCTAACGGAGCTTTAACCTTTTCAAAAAGAATAGCAATAATAGCAGGAGATAGAATCATGGATACTAGACGATACAAAGTAGAAGTTATTGTAGAAGGTGCTACCATAAAAGAGCATCTGAATTGCAATACAAAACAAGTACAACGATTAATGAATGCTACCAGTCAATTAGGATTAACGCAGCTCATTGTAACTGAGATGTAGTTATTGGTTAAAACGTGAACACCAGAGTCGCCATCCAACTTAACACTTGCGTTAGGGGCAACCTCGGAGTAAACCGAGGGATCCAATCTTAACCTAGGGGAGAGGACAAATCAAATCGGCTCTGGCATTCACAACAAGGATAAAATATGATAGAAACTAAAACACAAGACAAAAGACCTGCAATAGCTTATGACAGTAAAGAAGAAGTACAACTTACGTTAGATGCTTTACAAGCTTACAGGTATAACCACGTAGATAAAAAAGACTTAAATAAAGACGAACAAGTACGCAGACTAGAAGACGAATATGAAAAAGTCTTAAAGCTATTTTATGGAGAAACATTATGACACAAAAAGACATTAGAAAAATCTTTAATGAAGAAGGTATTCGACTTGGAAAAGGCACTATAGCATTAATCCAAGAAGAACTTAGATGCCTTGTAAAACGACAAGCTAGACGTTCTAAAGAAGGTTTAGGTAGCTATAAAACCTTAACACCACAACTATTTCATATCGCAATGGGGAGATCTTATGAGTAAACAATCAATATATGTAAAACATAAAGATGAAATCTTTGAAGAATTAGTTAATACTTATAAAAACAGTACTGCTTTATTAATACAAAGCAAAGTCAAAAGTGCTATATCTGATTATGATTATGGATATGCAAAAGCATTAGAATGGGTATTAGGTATAGATAAAACTCAAGAAGAAAAAGATCAAGAGTTTTCAGATAAGATTGATGAATTAACAAGCAAAGGAGAATCAAATGAATAAAAATGAAATATTCAATTGGTGGTGTGAAACTAGATCTAAACACTATGTAAAAAACAGACCTACGCATGCATGGAAAGTTTTATCTAATTGCTACAAAATGGTTCAAGTCAATGAAGAAATTATTGCAAAAAACCTTATAGCTGAAATAAGTAGAGAAGGATTTGAAAATGAACTCAATAATGAAATAAAAAGAAGAAAAGAAATAAAAATAAAGAGTTTATTAAAAAAACAAAAAGAAGAAAGGCATAGAAAGAAAAATTTCGCTATATGGATTATAGGGATCAATTTGATCAAATATAAAAAGGAGAATTAAATGAGCATTAAAATTAACAAAATAAACTGGGCACAATTTGGACAACGTTCTATTAGTGTAAAAACCAATAGAGTCCCTCCTACTGGTGCTTATGTAGAAATTATGCAATCGGATAAATATGGCAACAGAATGTATCCACATAAATACCTCGTAACGCCAGAAAATGCACACAAGGTAGAGAGATTTCACTGGGGTGAAGCCTATGTATACCTTTGCAACGATCTAGAGGATAACGCATCAAAAATATATAACAAACAAGGGGAAGCAGCATGAGCACATTCATGATACATTGTGGTGGTAAACAAGTAAACTTTGCAGAATTATCTGCAATACCACTACCAGAAAGAACAGATACGTATGAACCAGTACCATTTTCAGATTTACTGGTCAATACAAAACGTATTTGTGACGACATATTAGATCTAGACTTTGTAGATCAAAAACTAGCCGTTAGTAAAAACGAACAACGTTTCTTTGGCTTATTACAATACAAAGACCCTAAGAACGAAGAAATGGGTCAAGCAATAGGAATCCGTAGCAGTCATGATAAAAGCATGTCCAATGGATTCTGTTCAGGTGCTACTGTATTTGTATGTGATAATATGGCTTTTACAGGTGACATCACCTATATGAGAAAGCATACAAAGAATGTAATGGACGATTTACAGGACAAGCTAGTAAGTGTACTATACAGAAGTAAAGACAAGTTCTTTAACATTATAGAAGACACTAAAAACATGAAAGAGATTTCTATCAGTACCGATGATGCATACAGCTTTATCGGTAGAGCATTTGGCCATGAAACATTAGGTGCTAGACAAGCTAGTGATGCAATACGTCATTGGAATAGTCCACCGTATTCTGAATTTATGCAGAAGAATGTATGGTCATTATACAATGCCTGTACGGAATCTTTGAAGAGTACACCACCTAACAAAATCCTGGAGAGACACATTGACTTACATGACAGAACTCTAGGAGAGTTTGGTATTAGTTAGAAACCTAAAGGATAAAGCAGTGCTACACCTCGGAAACCATACGCACACTCCGCAACTACAATCTCCTTTGTGCTACGTAGTACTGCTTCCTTTATCTGTGAATTAAACAATAATAACGTAGGAGTTAAAACATATGAGTAAAACATTAACGGTATTTGAAAAACTAAACATTGTTCAAACTGGCCTTAAAGTAGAAAAAGGTCATAAGAATAATTTTGGTAATTACAACTATCGCAACCTTGCTGACATTTTTGAAGGTTTAAAACCTTTACTAAATGAAAATGGATGCCATGTAACTGTTTCAGATGAAATTGTTACCATGAATGGTATGAATTATATCAAAGCTACAGCAACCTTTAGCGATGGTAACGATTCTATATCTGCAACAGGCTGGGCAAGAGAACCAGTCCAAAAGAAAGGTATGGACGACAGTCAAATTACAGGAGCTACATCTTCTTATGCACGTAAGTATGCCTGTAATGGATTGTTTGCTATTGACGATACAAAAGATGCTGATGGCATGGACAATAGAAACCATAAAATACCGAACTACGAAGAACTTCAAGGTAATACAAACGGTGAAGTAAAAAGTAGATCTGATAATGAAGTCAAACTAATCAAACTATCTAACGATGTTCTTTTTAAAGGAATGAAAAAAGACAATAAGAAAATCGAAGTTGTAGTTAAAGATTGGTTAGAACGTAAAAAACGTACCGAAGATGAAATAACAGCAAAGTACATACAATTATCTGATTTACGAGAAGGAATTAAGAACCAAAAACAAAAGGAGGCTGCGTAATGGCAGGTGGAATAGAAAGAATAGCTACAATAGTATCTGTAGATGTTGAGTATGAACCAAGTAAACCGTATTTAAAGTTTACTCCAGATATATTTCTTACAGCAAAAGTCCAACATGACTGGGATGAAGATA